GTGATGAGGTTATTCAACACAGTTTCCGTAAAGGCACCTTCAGCGGCAGCGTGAATGCTGTCAGTAGGAGTGCGGAATGCAGCAGGTACAGGATTGCTTGCTTGAGCATCGGAGCTGATCCAAGAACCAAGACCACGCAAAGCGTAAGCCGTGTCCGTACCGTTTTCAACGGCGAGATCTTGAGTACCACAAAGGGTTTTTTCAATATCACGCTTTATTTCACGGATAGACTTAGCTTCAGCTTGTGCAACCTTAGCAGGCCCAACGCTTTCAACAGCTTCCTGAAGATCGGAAACTTGGTAATAGCGACGGAACTTTTGGATGTAGTTTCCAAGACGTGCGCGACCCGAAAATACGTCAGCGTTAGCGTCAAAAGTAACGTCAGCGCCTTCGCGGATGCCAGTCGATGAAGGAGCAGACAATGCGTCTACCGTCCATTCAACGAATGTTGCGGATGCTTTCTGCTTGGAAGCAGAGGATAAAACTGGAGTTTCTTCAGGAGCAAGAATAGTCAAGACATCAGTCAAGTCTTCTCTGTTGGAAACACCAGAACCGGGACCCGGAGGGGTCGAATCATATGTATTTGAGAATGCCATTTTAGCGATTGTTTAATTGTAAGGTTCTTAAAGTGATGAAATCATCTTTTCGTCCTGAAGATTTAAATCGGTTATGATGGTTTTTTAGGGCCTTAGCTATTGGCCTATCAGTTTTTTCAGACATTGCAGAAGCTGGAGTTGATCCAGTAGATGGGCTAAGCTTAACCGACCTTTTGGCGGATGGGCTTTGCTTTACTGGTTTCCGTCCATATATACTATTTACCGCATGAGACATGAAGTAGGGTATTTGAGAATATAAATCAGGAGCCGTATCCTCTAACTGCTTTAGTCTTGGATCGTTCATAATTGCAATAAACTGATTCTTCAATTCATTTTCCTTCTCGTCCCTTAGCCATTCAAGTTCCTCTACTGCCTTGTTTCCAAGTTGCTGACGCAATGTTTTAGAATTTTCCAAATTTTGCAACTTTCGTAGCTGGTCTGGAATGTATGTATCACGCGACTTTCGGGCACTCTGAAGAGCTCTACGCACTTCAGTCTTAGTCATCGGGCGACCTTCAACTGTAGTTATTTCGTCGTCAGCAGAATATTCGTCGGACTCAAATAGCAAATCCTCTGCCCAGCTAATGACATCGTTTACCTCGTTCGATTTACTTTGGAGGTCGTCGATATTAGATATGCTGGATAGCGGATTGTCCTTCACTTCAGGCTCCTTGATTTGCAACTGCATAGTTTGCAGCTCCTCCTCAACAGCCTTACGCTTAGCGGTAAGTTCGCTTATTCTTGACTGCGCGCCAGGAATGAGTTTCTGACGCAAAGCGTCTTTCTGCTCATCCGACAAACTGTCTAAATCAAACTGTGAAAGAACATCATCCTCGGATGCTTGCTCTGGAATTTCTTCCTCACTAGCTTCCTCGGCCAATTCTTGAGACTCTGGTTCAGGCTGATGCCCTAGCAAAGACTCACTACGACTCTGAACGAAGTCAGACGCAGATATGTTTTGTTTGTCCACTGATTCTGGTTCAGCCTCAGCGATGGCTGTGTTGATTTCATCGTCCATAAATGTTTCCACTATTTTCGCCTAGCGAGAGCGTGGAAAAATTTTATCACAAACTATAAAAAATCTTTGTGTCTTTTTTGTAATTCTTCCGCTCCAACCATTTGCAATATTTGGTCGTAGCTAAGTATTCTACCGGACAACTGTTGAAGCTTGTCAGTGCTTGCCTCATGCAAATCGGATATACATTCCTCTCTGAGGGCACTAATAACTTTTATGAAACGAGCAAAGTGCTCGTAGTTATGCAAAACTTTTATATCGTCTTCTAAGTTCACTGCTGCATATTCTGGGTTTGAACCCCACCCATCTGGGCAGGTGCTGTACCAATTCTACCTATTTGAGCGTTTTCAGCTTGCTGCATAGAGAACTGATACTGCCCCATATACTTTTGCAGACGCTGCGAGAAAGAAGGATCAGTTTGCATACGTTGGGCAATATCTGGCTGCTGCAAGTATTCTTGAATAATTTGCATAGCCGCTTGAGCTCCATTAGGACGTGCTGGCATTTCGATGCCTGCATAAATTTTAGATAAGTCATCTGTAATATCTTTAAGCATTTGCTGCTGTGCAGCTTCTACTGGTTGAAGAACACTGTCAGCCAATACCGGGTCAACGCTACCAGCAATTAGTGTTACTAAATTATCCACGTTTATTCTTCCGTTCCGGTCCAACTGAAGCAAAGAAATCATGGAGTTGAGTTTGTTCTCCTGCTTTTCTGGGTCAGTGTTCTGAACATCATAGGAAATTGTTATGTCAAAGCTTTCATCAGGATTGCCCTTGTTGAACATCTGAGGATCTGGAACACCAGTAACTTGGAAGAAAACACTATCTGGACCAAAACGCTGAAAGCATTTGTAGCACATTGATATCACATGGGAACAATGTGTTAAAAATTTATCTACCAAGAACTGCTGTCTAATCTGACTAACTGGACCCTCTTTATCCAGACCTACAAGCCTATCGGCCTGAGCCTCTTGGGTTTTCTCCATTTCAATGGAGCCTTGGTTGTATTGGGGAATAGGACCAAACTCAAAGTCTCCCTTGCGACGATAAGGAATCATCCGTCCCGGACCCCAATCTGTAGGAGCTTGTCCCACTGGGTGCATAATCGGAGGAATGGTCGCTAAACTATTTCGGTCAATTCGGCTGTCACGCTCTACCTTAATCTGATTCTGTATGCCACGCAAAAGATCAGGAATCGTTGTTGTGTCGTACAACCTTTTGCTGTCCTCGGAAAGTTTTGTTACTACTACTGGGTAGTCTTCGTACCCATTCAGCAGCTCAAACTTAGCATATCCGGGAACATTCTCATCTCCATCAAATTCCTTGTGGAAAACCGTACAATAAATTCCTTCAGATCCATCTTCTTTGTCTATCAACCTTTGGTATCCGTAAACAATTTCAATGAGCTCTTCGGCTTCGTATGCGTTATCGGTTAGGCTTATTGATCTCCTACCTTCCTGCTCTCGCTCAATAGAATCTATATTAACCCCACGGTATTTTTCAATAACGTGTTCTACAAAATTTTCATCCCAACCATCAGTAATCACTTTATTCTGCAATTCCTGTGCTGTGTAGTATGTTTTCCAAAAACAATATGGAGCCCGTTGTGGATCGGTAACATATGGAGGAAAAATAAAGTCTCCGTCTGGAGCCAACGTCTTTACCTCTGGGGCATCCACCTGCCTTCTGACTATGGGTAGTTCAGCTACACCCAGTTCCCTCAAGTCATTTAAAGCTTTGCTAGCCCTACTTTCGGAAACACCCTCAAAGCTAGCCTGCAACATTCGGATCACTTGTGCATCTTCGCTTTCAGAGACAATCATTTCACCAATCTCTGGATTGATTGCAGATATTTGCTCCAAACTAAGGCTTTGTAAAAAGGTTCGGTCTTCTCTGTGCCAACCAACATAAGTAATAAGCAATCCTCGCTCTAACAAATAGTTGGCCCCCAGCTCCATCTCCTGCTTGAAGCGAGGAATGTAACCGCTCTTTACCATCCACTTCAAGAAGTTGGTCACCACTTTACTCCTAGCAACATCACTAACCTCTACAGGAAATGCCTGTATATTGGCCCTGCCCATTGCAGACAAAAACAAAGAAACCAAACGGGTGATGCGTTCATCAATGACATGGCTCTCCATGTCTGATGCACCTTCCCAAGGAAATGCGTCAGCACCATGCTTGCGAAGATCCCGGCTTTTGCCCGGCCACCAGTTACGGCGGTCGTCATAGCTGCTTCTGCATAAATCAAAATAAGCTTCTAGCTCCGTGACCGACTGGTCATAGGCATACCTTAGCGAATTGATGTCTGGGTCGTCACTAACGTAAGTTAGAGACTGGGAAATAGAACTACTTTGCATTCAGCTTGTTTTTTACGTTGTACAAAACCCGATAAAAATATTGGTCGTTTACACCTATCTTATCACATAAATCACTGGTTTTGATCGGGTAAAGCTCTTCATGTTTAGCTATTCTGCAAAACATTTCCCAAGCGACTAAGCGATCAACCTGTTGGGAAATCCAACGATTGTTTAAAGTAATGTCATTTGACGTATCTAAATGACGTTCCGACATTATCCTTAATCGCTTCAATCTTTATTGTTTTTTTAGACATTCTATTCCTAAGATTTTTAGGAACAAGAACAGGAACATTTAGTTTCATCTCAGAAATGTAAGCATAAACATATCTAGGATTTGGAGCCATCCTAGTAACCCTGCCAAGATAGTGCTTTGGAACAACCTCTGGAACATCTAAGGCTTTTTCTAGTATTTCCTGACCGTCCTCGTTTATCCAAAGACTCCTACCGGATCTTCCGGTCATCATAGATTCGGCCAGCTTGGACTTAGCAAGAGCTATTAGCTCGTCAACATCTACATCAAAATCACTAGCCAACTTTCCTATTCTAACCTTAGCCATCAATATCCTCCTTTTGTTTTAGTAAATGCAGCAAAGCTTTTGTTCTCTATATGATTTGGCCCCTCTCCTCCATTCGCCATTCGCAAATAACGAATTAAGTCAAAAAAGTCTTTTAAGGCTTCGTCGGTTTTACCTTGTGAATTATAATTTAATAAACTGTCAATCAAATTACCACAATCTTTGTGGATATAACACATAGGTCTATTAACGGAGTCAATAGGTTCATTGGGGTTATATGTAAACCATTCGTCAACTGCACTAATTCCGACCTCCTCAATGCGTCCATCTGAAGGGTGGAACAACATATCAAAGTCATCAAACAACGTAAACAAATCCTCGTTGTTGTCATTCTCCCTAGCAAAATACCTAGAGTCACCAATACGCTCAAACACCTCCACTCCTAGCTCCTCTTCAATTTCTTGGAACAAATTTGCGTAGCCTTCCACATTCAACCCAATCTTCCTAGTTGCTGGTCCAGTCTTCCACTTTGGATCTCCAAACAAGGCCCACTCTCCATATGTATTTCGGTCAGGCCATTCCCGGCAAATGTAAACGTAACCGTCCCTATCTACAGCAGCCCACAACGCAGTGAAGTTGCGAGCCCCGGCAGGGTCAACCACTTGATACACCGTGAACTTTTTATCGTCAGATATATCAGGAAAGGACATTCCATACTTGTTGGGTTCCTTACCAAGAACATTAACCTCTGTGTTAAACAAAGGAAGGAGGGATGTAATGCTCTTTACGGGAACACCATAAGCTCTAACCAATATTTCCTCCTCTGGCCTATCCCGCAAATCCTTAGCTATACGTTCATAGCCGCCAAACGGGTTTTCATCCGAATGCAAATAAACTACCGATGCGTCCCGTTTCGGGCTATATTGCTGTACTGGAAGCTCTCGGTTAAGAAGCTCAGCCCTTTTGGTCTTTAGAGTTTCGGAACCTTTTAAATATTCCGATATAAACGGAGTGTACCCATTGATAGGGGTGAAGGCTATTAACATCTTGGAATTCCTAGTAGCCAACCTAAAACGTAAAGTGTTTATCAAAGCATCGTCACCAAGATATTCATCTAGCCATGTTCCTATGTTTAGCTTGTCCCCAGACTTAAACCCAAATTCAAAACCCTCCAGAATGGTTTGGTTGTTGGAAAACTGCGTGTAGGTTTTAAAATCCACCCTAGTCCGGGTATCGGGAAAAATGAAGCTGCTTCCCGTAAACCCATTCTGCATTGAGTAGTTGATGTATCCCTCAATACTCTTGGTTTTCTTTTTAAACTCTTTGGGCATCATTTCCCAAACTGAAGCTTGCTGCACCTTTACGCTGGTATCAGCGTTCTGGGAAAAACAAACCACATGACCGTCTGGGTTGTTTATCACACTCTCCATGACAATTTTAGCACAGCCAGTGGTTTTACCGCTCCGGTTTCCGCCAAGGCACAGACACTCGTTGTATGTTCCTAGTCCATCCTTAATACGTTCCCAGCCATCTAGGTTGAACCCATGCCTAACAGGATCTTCCTCAGAAGCCTGTATACGGCCCTCATGGGCCTCATGTAGGTCTTTCAATACCTTAGGGTGGTTCTCCCCCAAGAACACTATCTCCTCGTCTGTAGGAGGCTTTAATATTGGGTGGTCGGTAAATTCAATCATTCCGACATAAGGTCTTCTAAATCTCTAGCAGTTAAAGTATTAACAAAT